CATTACCCGCAGTAGTTCCGCTTGAAACTACAACTTGCGGATTTGCCTCATCTAATGAATTTATTTGTATAATAGGTGCACCTTGACCTAATCCAGTTTGTGTTCCAGGTTCAATACCTAATTGTCTTAATCTAGTTTCTTGTGCTGTTGTAAAACTAGAACCAGTAATATTGTTTTGATTAGATGCGGCTGATGAGGATCCAGAATTAATAGAGGTTTGAACTTCCGGACCACTATAAACAGTAGTTGTAGTAGTGCTAACATTAGTTGCTTGTGTTTGATCTAATTTATCATAACCACTAAGTGCTACAGTTTGCTGGGCACCTCTTAAAACACTGTTTACAGCAATGCTTTCAATTTCATTTCTAATTCCATCGCGACTTAATTGTCTTGCACCGTCATAAACTTGTTTGGCTTTGATTGCCGTATTCACTAACGCAAAAGGATTGTTAATAACATTAGGATCAAGAATATCGCCAAATACATCTAAGCCTCCTGCTAATACTCCACCTGCACCAAACAGACCGCTTGTTGAACCGCCTAATGGGCTAGGTGTGTTATCATAATGCAAAGCGGCAAATCCGTTTGGATTATTAGTACTAACATTGCCTGTGCTATATTTTATACCTTCAAAAATTATAGTCATTTGGTTTTCAGCAGGTTGTGAACTTGCACTATTCATGTTAGGTGCTGTCCAACTTTGAATCATTGGGTTAATTAAAGTAAATTCAAAAAAACGTTTTCTGCTTAATTGATATAATTGTATGCTTCTAAAAAATCTTACACTTTTATTATTATCGAAACCAAACTTGTAACCGTTTTGTGATCTTGTTGTTGTAGTAGTTCTTGTTGCACTTCTTGCCGGACCTGCAATACCTAAATCTACACTTTCAGTTGATTTTGAAAAACTATTGTAGGTAGGTGTATTTTTAAGTTCTTCAGGAAATTGACTATCAGCATACTGTGATTGAAAATACTGTTGCCACATACCACTTATTAAACCTGCATTGTCATCGTGAAATGTAATTTGTAAAGGTTGATATTGAACTGCTGTTTGTACGTTTGTTTTCTTACCGTATTGATTTTTGGTCTCTGTCATTATGTTGACACTAGGTAGTTGGAAATTTTTAACTAACATACCTGCTTCAATATTTGCTTCAGGGCCGCCAAAGCCAAAAGGTCCTGGTGCTCTAATTGCCGCCGGGTCAATATCTAAAAATACATGATATAAGAATTCAACTTTTGGAGATAGTCTATGTAAATTATCCGTAAACAATCTTGCGGCATGTTGATAATCCATCATGTCGCCACGACTACTAAAAATTCCGTCTGCTACTGATCCTAAAAATTTTGTAAACTTACTTGCCATACTATTATTTAGTCGTAAAAAAAGGTCGGAGATTTTAAGGCCCCCGACCTCATGTGATGACTATTTTGTCTGCTATTAGCCTGTTGCTAACGTTCTAATAGTTCTACCAATTGCTGTTCCAATTCCGTCCGGTTGTCCTGCACCATTAGTTTGGATAGCATTATCATATTGAATTGACATTGTAATGTCAACTGGGTTAGAATCGCTGTATGCTAATTGGTTGTAATTGACATCTTGAATGAAGCAACCTACTAGTTCAAATGTTTCTAGTACGTTTGGTGTATTTGCACCGTTGCCTCCATCTAAAATTTCAATTCTAGTTTTGAATTTATAATCAATACCACTTGCCGCACTTGATTGTTCAAAGAAATCGAATTGTTTCTGCATTTGCTGACCAACTGATCTTTGTACTGCCGCATTAACATCATCACGTACTGTGATTGTAATAGGTTGCCAAGTGTGTTTACCTGCGTAGTAAACTTTTGAGTTGTACACGTCTAATGCAATTGACTCAAAGTTTACATTTGGTCTTGTTGCATCTACAATTTGTTTTGTTAGTTCAATGTTAGGAGCACCTGCGCCAAAGTTCTCTAGAGAAACTCTAAAGCGATACTTTAGTTTTGGCATCAACAAGCCTTGTGAACTTGCTGACTGATCGCTCGCTAACGGAACTGTAAATTTACTTAAACTTGAAATAGCCATCTAATTTGCTCCTTTATTAAAGTTATTTATCACCATTATTGATTGCCCAAAGTTGCAATTTCACCTGTATTCTTTAAGCGTAGTGGAATGTAAATAAATTCAACTGCTTTAACTGGTTCAATAGCAACATCTACATACAGTTCGTTGCGATCAATTCTGCTTGGTGTATTATTTGTTTCATCACACACTACTAGGAAATCATACAATGCTCTTTGACCTACTAATTCAAGTAGTAGACTCTCAGTAGCCTGTTTAATCTCATCACGTGTGATTTTATCATTTGGTTCAAACATGAACGGCTTAGCCAATAGTGTCATTTGACGTCTTAAGTATGCTGTTAAACGTGCAACGTTAATTCTGTCTAATGCTGAAGCATTTCTTGCTCTAGTGTATTGACCAAAGTTAACTAAACCACTACCAGTAATAAATGTTAGAGGGTTAATTTTTACTCCTGCCATTGTGTCTCTTACACCGTCATTTAGTGCAACTGCATTAAATTCACCTTCGCTGTCAATATATCCAACACTAGAAGCATTTGTAATACCACCACGTCTTGTACCTGCTGGCGCAAACCATGGAAATGCTACTGCGTCACTAATTGCAATAGTTCTCAACATCATATGACTCGGTGGAACAACAATGTTGTTACCATTTACGTCAGTTGTAAATCCTGAAGGATAAAACGCCGCCATGTACTCGTCATAACTTACTAATCCTTCTTCACCATCTGAACTTGCGCCTGCCGCATTGTTACCATAATTTTGTAACTCAGTTGCACTTGGTTGCAATCTAAATGGTGTATCTGCTACAACAAATCCTGTTAATCCTCTGTCAACATTTAGAGTGATAAGGTTAGTTGCTAGTTCAGGATATCCAGGAGCACTTAATAATGTAAAGTTACGTGTTTCTTCGTCACGTAGTAAGTCATTAGTATCAACTGCTGATTTAAGCGATTGTACAACTGTCTTACGCTGTGCCTTTCTACCAAATACGCCAGAACCGTCTTCGTTTGTTGTGTTCCAACCAATCCATCTATTAGTTTTGTATGAAGTCATTGCTTCGTCATTAAAGCGTGTATTCTTACCGCTATTAGCAGTAATATCAATATGACCTCTTACGAATTTTTTAACATTAAATCCAGAACGTCTTGTGTTCCATAACATCATGCCTCTTGGATAAAGTGCAGGATCTGGAGCATCTGGGTCAACATAGTTTGTGCTTAACAAAGATTTAATTGTTGCTTCTGTATCACCTGTTGCACCACTTGCGCCATAACGTGCATCTGCAAAAAGAATACCATCTTCTGTAGTTTGATCAGTAACATCAATTGCTACCCATTCAAGTGCAGTGTTATCCCAACGATAAATGTTTGCACCGTATTCTTCTACATCTGACGTATCAATCCAAATGTCACCTTCTACTAGATCAGTGTTATCGCTTTGTCCTCCTGATTTAGTAGGTGCTGTTGCTGAAATAATTGGACCTGCTGGATCAGTGTCACCATTTAATGGTCCATAATTTAAGTAACCTACCCATTTAGTACCGTCATGTACCATAATATCTACTTCATCAAGTGTAGTATCATACCATAATGTACCGTCTGCTGGTGTGCTTGTTGGAGCATCGTCGCTTGCTTCATAAACAAGTGGCTTCCAGTTTGAAATAACATATGTGTTATCGTCATCTGCTGGTGCTCCATAAAAATTGTTTGTGCCTGATTCTACGCCAGTACTTGAATTTCTTGACCATGTAGTAAATCCAGCACTTGCAAACACACCACCAGCGTCTGTGATTTTAATTTCACCGCCCAGTTTGTGTGTAAGTGTCAAGTAACCATTTGATACACTTGCTGTAATATTAGTAAATCCTACATTACTGATTGCAGTTGCTAACCCTTCTACAGTAGCAACACTTAAATTAATATTTTGTGCTGTATTAAAGTCTGCTGTATTAGCAAGTGTCTCTGCCATTGTAAATGCACCTAGTGTTACAGTTGGATTTGCACCTTGTTCTTGTCCTGTTACACTAGTTGGTGAACTAGTTACACGTCTGTATAATTTAAAGTTTACTAGTTCGTCTACACCTGTTGTAGAATCATCTGTTGTTGCTCTACCTGTATAGTTTGCTAGTGCAAAAATTGTTCCTGCTGGAATTTGTGTTCCTCCAGTTGTATCAATTTCTTTTACTGCTTCTTGTCTTGTAGTATAAATTGGAGCACTTGTTTCAGTCCATACACCTAGTGAATTATTCCAAACACTA